TAGTTGTTTTTTTAGGTTTTTTTTTTGGTTCTTCTGGTTCCGCTGGTTCGTCATCTTTTGATACTTCTACATTTTCACCATCGCTATCGTAGGTAACTTGTGATAGAGATTTGGATGGTTTTGGAACATCTTCATATTCATCTTCGTTTTGAAGGGGGACTACTTCTTCGGTAGTAGTAATTTTAATATGGCATTTACCACGTTCAAGTGATTCTATTTGCTTGACCACTCCTTGGTACAACTTCCAAGTTACCCCAAATTTACCATTTGCGAACCAAATGCCACCGCATTGAATAATACACGCTATATTACTTCCTTTTTGAATAAACTCTTCAGGACCACGACCATCTTCATTAGGAATTAAACTATTTTGTTCAATATCGAATAATTCAAACTTGAACTCTCCTTCCCATACCGGAAGTTTTAGTTTGATAGTTGGACTGCGAGTTTTGTCTGGCTCTCCAGTTTCTTGGTCTTTTGGATATTTTAGCATTGGACTCCATAGAGCATCGATGACTTCAGAAGACATAGATGCCTTACCAAACCAGTCCCTTGCGTTTTTTTTAGCTTCAGATTTTACTTTTTCTTCAAATTCAATCAACATATTCAATAAACTCTTTGTTTCATCGTTTCCAAAATCTTCGCGAGGGAATTGCAATGTAAAGTCATAACTTTTAGAATTATTCGCATTATCATATACGTTTACACCCCAATTCATCATAAGAGGTGTTTGAATGTGCAACGATTTTTTAGTTAGACTATTTATAATACCCACACTTTTCCCACCAACACTATTTGCTTTTGGTTTGGTGAAAATCATGTTTGAGTTAGGCGAGAAGTCTTTTGCGTTTACAATAATAGTTGACATTATTACTTAATTATTATTAAAATCTTTAAATCAATTTTTATAATTGTTTTATAAAATCTTAGCAATACCTATCCAAATAGTAAATGAAATATAAAAAAATATCATGATTATTATAAATGGTTGAATCTTTTTCGCAATATAATAAATTTTTACAATCTAAATACACCATAAAAGAAATGAAACGCGTTATGAAGCGATTTTCTTACAAACCTAAGCAAAAAACAAAAAAAGATATGTTATATGAATGTTATCATTATTTGAAACATAGTTTTTATATCAGAAAAATAATTAATTGTTTTAGAAATTATATTGTATTCAAACTAAACCAAACGCAAGGTCCAGCAATGTTTCATAGAAGCTTATGCAATAATACTGAGGATTTTCTAACAATAGAGTCTATGAAAGATATAGAGTACAAATATTTTATAAGTTATAAAGATAGTCATAATTTTGTATATGGATTCAATATAATTTCAATTAGTACTTTATTAGATAAGAAACAAATAAATAACCCATATACGATGGAACCTTTTCCAAAATACTTTATACGAATGGTAGAAAAAAGAAAAATATACAATAAAATCTTTCATTATGTAGATGAAAGTGTAAAACCCATCAAACAAACAATAGATAATATGTTTGTCTCTATATTTCAAAAATTAGATTCTTTAGGAAATTATACCCAAATTGAATGGGTTACTAAGTTGAACAACAAGCAATTAAGAAAATTTATTTATGAAATACATGATATTTGGAATTATAGAAGCGAAATGACCAATGAACAAAGGAGACAATTATGTCCGCCAACTGGAAATCCTTTTTTACATATTCCTTTGTATTTATTTAAAAATAGTAATATTAATATTAAAAATAATACTTTGAAACACTATATTTATAGTATTTGTGACAACTTAATCAATAATATAAATATAGATAATGAAAAACAATCTCTTTGTGCTTTTTATATTTTGACTACATTTACTTTAGTTCATCCTCGCGCTGCCGAATCCTTACCGTGGCTTTATCAGTCTGTTATATAATAATTGCGTAAAAACAATATAAAAACATATAATATGCTTATGTATAATGTCTTCTGTAAAACAATCTAAAAAATCCAAATCAGTCGAGTCAAAAGTCGTTGAACCAAAAGTCGTTGAACCAAAAGTCGTTGAACCAAAGGCAAATGTAGAAAAACCAAAAGAAGTAGATAATGTATTAGTTCCTCAAACGGAAGTTTCACTACAAGAATCATTCAACGGTGTTGTTTCTTTACTAGTAGATATGAATGGTCTTTTATCTAAGGTAAAAACCAAAGTAAAAGTTTTAGAAAAACAAGTATCCAAGGAAATGAAAGTATTGGATAAAATCAAACAAAAAAAAAATAAAAAAAAGGGTTCGAGAGCCCCAAGTGGATTTGTAAAACCTACCAAAATTAGTGATGAACTGGCTGGTTTTCTAAAAAAAGATAAGGGTACTATGATGGCACGAACGGATGTTACCAAGGAAATGACTGCTTATATCCGTGAGAACAGTCTTCAAGACAAATCGAATGGTCGCAAGATTATTCCTGATGCTAAACTAAAGAAACTACTCAAGGTATCCAATTCGGATGAACTTACTTATTTCAATCTACAAAAGTTTATGAGTCCACATTTTGAGAAAAGTGTAAAAGCATAAATTAATATTTTTATTTTAATAATTTTTAATGTAAAATTATTAAAAAACTTTTTATAGATTTAAATAAACGATTTTATTTGTTTTCAATAAAACACATAAATACAAACTATAGTTATTTTCTTTAACCATATGTAGTATTTCTTTTAGACATCCATTCGCATTTTTACCTTGTACAGACATATTAATATATTTATTCCAATTATAACCTTTTTTACCATTTTCGTTTATTAATTTCATATTAAAATTTGTAGTTTTTAGTATTTTTTCAGTAGGCATAGTTTTCCATATATCATTAAGTATACCTCCAAATGTTTTTGTTGTAGATATAACTATATGATTAGAGTCTTTTATAATACATTCTTTTATTATTGATTTCGAAAAACTGGTTTTACTCATTTCATAATCTGTAATATATTTTTTTTTTGGTGTAAGTATGAGGATTCCTTCTTTAATTTCTATTTTATAATCTGCAATATGAGGAATAATTATAGGCTCTTCAGATAGGTTATTCATTCAATTATTATTTAATATAATTTTTATTTCAATTTTTATCATACAAAGCCATATTTAGATTTGTAGTGGAAGTATACTTGATTTGGTCTAAATGTTTCAACCATTTGTCTTTTTTATGTAATTGTATAATAAAATTCATAAATTGGTCAACACTTTTTTCATATCGAAACATATTTTCCGACTCAAAAAAATCCATAGTTTCTTGTATGTAAAAAAACAATAAACTGGTCAATATAACATAACAAAAAATACTGTTTTTTTCTTTATAATTATTATGTTGAATCAAATCTCGATATGTTAGGTGTTGTTCATTCAAAAACTTATTGGTCATTACACATGAATATAATTGTTCTCTTTTAAAATACTTATGAAATCTATTTTCAAATATACGAAATGATTTATGTATCGACAACCATGAAATATTTATAATTCTTGCCCAAAATTCAGTATAGGTCTCAAATAATAAAAACTGACTTTGTATTGGAAAATATCGTTTCATTTTAGAATAATTTTTATGACTATGAAAGTCAAAATCAAACAAATGGATACATTCGTGAATAAATACTTTAAACCATTCTTCTTTACGATATAAGACAATATTATTCCCATATGTAAAACCAGTATTCATATATTTCTTTGTTTTTTCAAAGTCTGTCAAATAAATCGTAATATTATTATAGACTTTTTGTAGTGAAGGTTTGCACCGAATAAACAATATAATAATTGTCTTTATTTTTTTACACCTTTTTACATTTCAAACGCCGATTTTGTCTAAAATGTAAATTTGTATTTTTAAGTGGAATAATTTAGGAATAACTATTTTAGTTAATTTTTAGTTAAACTATATAAAAATAAAATATTAATATAGTATATAACTAAAATGGTTAATTATAGTTGCGACAAATGTTATAAAACTTTCACCCAAAAATCACATTATACACAACACCAAAAACGAAAAAATATGTGCGAGAATAATGCTGATAAAATTAAGGTTTTAATTGATAAGGCAATTGAAGATAAGCTTAATGCTATAATTCCTGAAAATACAATTGTAAATAAAGAAAAAATTGATTTAAATATTGTTAATTTAACCGAACAACAAACTATACCTAATATGGAAACTAAACAAACAAAGGGATTAAATCGTAATACTATTGATAAATATTACACAAAGGATATTGTTGTTGAGTTATGTTTAAATCTCGTTAAAAAATATATACAAATAAAATCTGATGATTTGATTATAGAACCGAGTGCTGGGAATGGTTCTTTTATTACAGGTATTAAATCAATAATAAGTAATTTTAAATTCTATGATTTGGAACCTGATAATGACGAAATAATACAACAGGATTATTTACTATATGACTATGGCATTATTAAGGAAACTTTTAGTAAAATACATATAATAGGTAATCCTCCATTTGGTCGTCAATCTTCATTAGCAATTAAATTTATAAAAAAATCTTGTGAATTTTGTGATAGTGTTTCATTTATATTACCTAAAAGTTTCAAAAAAGATAGCTTAAAAAAAACATTTCCATTAAATTTTCATCTTATATTTGAAATAGATTTACCTGATAAATCATTTTTAGTAGATGGTGTAGAACATAATGTTCCTTGTATATTTCAAATTTGGGAAAAAAAAACAACTAATAGAGTTGTAAATGAAAAATTAGAACCAGTTAATTTTATGTTTGTTGAAAAAACAGAAAATCCAGATATTTCATTTCGTCGTGTTGGTGTTAATGCAGGAACAATAGATAGAAAAATTGATGAAAAAAGTATCCAATCACATTATTTTATAAAATTTACTAATGGAAAATCTATAACTGATAATATAAATAAATTATCTACAATCACATATGATTTTAACAATACAGTCGGTCCTAAATCCATATCAAAACAGGAATTAATATTTAAATTCAATCCATTATTAGAATGTTAATTAAAGTATGAAGTAATAATATTTTGTAAATTATTCAAATAACATAATGTATTATTTTCAAAACCAGTTTCAAATAATTTGTATGCTTTCTTTTTTTTGCTTTTAAATTGTATTTCATTACAAACAACACATAATAACTTACTATTTTCGTTATTATGTTTATTATTTTCTATGTATTTTGAACCTCTGTTAAGTTGCTGTCCTCCGCCCCATAAATCTAATTGATTCATACCAATAATAATTTTATTAGTTGATTTTTCCAGAATATACCAATCTGGTATTTCAGTAGTAAAATGACCTTCACATTTTTTTTCAAAACAAATTTCAAATCGGTCTGTATCTAATGATAATTTTGTGATAAATTGCTTTACTATATTATTAAACTTATTTCCTCTTATAACTCCTTTTGTTCCTGCTGGTATTAGTTGTAATAAATATTCTTGTATTATTTTTTGTTTTGTTTCTTCATCAATATATTTTCCCAATACATCACTTAGTTTTTTTATTTCATTTTTAACAGAATTACAATCTTTATATTCACACATTAATTTTGCGTCAGTTAATTCTTCCAAAGTTTCATAACAAACTTCTTGTTTTATTCTTGCGTTAATATCTTCCATAGATAATTCAGGTTCAATAACGAGTATAACTTTTTTGTCTGTCATCTTGTAATATTATAATACTTATATGTATAAGTATTTCATTTCAATTTTTTATGGAAAAATAATTCAATAATATATATGCCTACCCATAAAAGTAATGATTATAAATTAACTGCGGTTCAATATTATTTAGTTGAAGATAAAACACAAGAAGAAGTTTGTAAAATATTCAAATGCACTCCAAGAAGTTTAATGCATTGGGTTAGTCAATACAAAAAAGAAGGAAATGTAAATAAACATTATAGAAAACCTATTGCTTACAAAGTTAAAAAAGAATATGTTAAGCTTTTAGTTGATGAAATAAATAAAAATAAAACAATTACATTAGACGAGTTAAACCAAAAACTTAAAGACAAATACAAAGATGCTAATTTATCTACAACACAGATTTTTAGAGTAATTAATGATAATAATATAACTTTGAAACTTACAAGAATACGACATGAACCAGTAAAGAGATTTGGTAAAGATATAAATATTAATTCAAAAATAAAAGAGTTTTATGATGAAGTGAAAAAATACAAAATAGAAGATATTATTTGTATTGATGAAGTAAGCATAAAATCATTACAAAAAAGAAATCGTTGTTATAGTAATAAAGGTAAGCGTTGTGTAATAAAAACACAATCACAAGAAGTATTCAAAAAATATACTGGTGTATTTGCTATTTCTGTAAATGGTGTTGTAAATTGGGATTTGTATGAAAAAGGTGGAATAAATACGGATAGATTAATTGAGTTTTTAGAGCATAATATTACAAGTAAATTAAGGAATAAATTAATTATTTTAGATAATGCTTCCGCACATAGAAACGAAAGAATAAAAGCATTAGTAAATAAACACAATAATTTACTTTATGCTGTTCCTTATCAGCATTTTACCAATTCCATAGAAAATTATTTTAGTATGTTGAAATCAAGATTACAAAAATTAGATGGGTTAAAGTATGAAAATCTAAAAGAAAATATCCAAAAAGTAATAAGTGAAATACCAAAAGAAAAATATGAAAATATATTTAAGGGTGCTTATGAAAGACCAGAAAAATATGTTCCAAAGAATAAAACAAGAAAAATAAAAAAGAATTATAAATGATTTTTATATGATTTGGACTATATAAAAATCGGCGTTTGAAATGTAAAAAGGTGTAATATACTCCTTTATATGTATAGATGTCTCGCTATATAATTTTATCATAAAACGATAGTTTTGTTTATGTATCTTAAATATATATTCATGAAATTTTGTTTTATTTATATGATTTACAATTACATTTGGAAAAAAAAGTGAAGTATTTTCAACAACAGATACATTAGAATGTTCTACATAAGAATGATCTTTTATATGAATTTTATTTAATATATTATGTATTTGTCGCAAAGTATATTTTATATTCGGTTTATTTGTATCTAAAGAATATTTGTTCTTTAAAAACTGAATATTTTCTATAGTGTTCTGTGTAAATGTCATATATTATAACTTCATTTTTCTTTTCAATAGTTTCATTTTTCCACCTGACTGATTTGAATTTGAATTTGAAGAGACTATGAAAGAACCGTTCGATATTACTGAATTAAAATTTTCATTTGCATATTTAATATTTTCTTCACCTTGTTTGTTGGAATCTTTATTGTTTTCATCACCTTTACCTTCATCACCTTCTTCTTCATTGACATCTTTATTGTTTTCATCTTCTTCATTGGCATTTTTATTGTTTTCATCTTCTTCATTGGCATTTTCTTCTTCATTTTCATTTTTATTATTTTCTTCTTCAACTTCATTTTCTTCTTCTTCGCCTTCTTCTTCATTACCTTCTTCAATTACATCTTTATTGTTTTTATCACCTTTACCTTCATTGACATTTTCTTCTTCGCCTTCTTCTTCATTGACATTTTCTTCTTCGCCTTCTTC